AACTACTTTAAGAAAACATAATTGTAGTGCCGAGTCATCCCCTCTTTGTCTTAGAATAAAAGAAGGATGATAGTTGGGGATGACCCAAGCACCATATGAATGAATAGGAATCCTTTGACCAATCCAAGGTGTTAATGCCCCTAGTGCAGAGTTGTCCTTGTAGATATTTCCTACTACTGATTTAAGTGCAGTACTACCAAGAGTCATGATATGAAATGGCTTATGTTTATCTATCTCTGACAGTACCATTCCCCTGCAACAACTTATCTCCCTGTCACTAGGTTCTCTATTCTTAGGTGGTCTACAATTGACTGCATTAATCTTCCAGCAATCCCTGTCAAGGTCAATACCCTTTCTACTAAGTAGATCTCTAAGAAGTTGTCCTGATTCACCAATTAGTTGTGTTCCTTTTTCATCTTCTTTTGCCCCTGGTGCTTCAGCAACAATGAGTATCCTCTTCTCCCCTTTTCCTGTTCCCTTCATTCGTGGAGATTTACAGGTTTTATAAAGTCCACAATCCGAACAGTTGGGAGTAAAAGATTGCTGCTGTTCTGCTGAAGTAAAGAAAGTCATATTAAATAACACTATTCATAAATTGTTTGTCAAATATATTTGCTGGGAGTTGTTCTATTAATGTCTTTATAAATGATAAAGGTGCTTTAAGGTCCCTTTGGATTTCACACAATGCTGGAAGCATATCATAAGGACTCAATTGAGCATAAGTTACCTCTTTCTTTGTGTGTCTAGGGGTTTCCCTTACACCAAAAATTATGTATCCACTTACCCCAAAAGCGTTAAAGATATATATGTCAGTTTTATTTATATCCATTGGATCTGAATGAACTTCAGCTACAATATTTTTACTATGAAGGTCAACCATTTTCTTCTACCTTCTTTACCCAACAAGGACAAGCAGTTCCTTGAAAATCTGACATATCTTTTCTTTCTAGAACACCATAACCACAACCACCATAAACAACAGCCTCTAAATCTAGTGGAAATGGACATTCACAATACCCACAATGTTTTCTCTTCTTTTTGCTAACATAGACTTTCCACCAATTACAAGTACCACAACACTTTTCTGATAACTTTTTCATTTCACCACTATCACCCTTCTAGTTGCTACTGTTGTATGGTAGACTTCATCTGCCACAGAATAGTAGACATAATAGTATCCTTCTTTGTCTACAATATTTGTTCTAGTTCTTACCCTGCTTGTAATATCCCGCCAATTATCAATTACAGTTACCCCTACATCAGTATAGCCACTTCCAACTTTTATTGTTGTAATAGCATCCCCTAACATCATAATTACAGGATATTGTGTGTCTTCTACTACCACTTTCCTTGTCTTTACAATGGCAACATTCCCATAGTGATCTGTACATCCATAAGAGCAAACATAAGATCCTCGAACTGATGTATCCACTCCTGTAAGTACAATTCTATCGGATATGTCAACATTGTAATAGTCAAATGCGTGGGCTTCCGTATCCTTCAATATTGGATTGTTAAATTCAACGTGCCAAACTGTATCTGGTACTGTAATGATTGGTGCTGTGATAGCTGGTAACACATCTATCATTACATGTACTATTCTTGTCTTTTGCTCTGCTACATTTCCTGCTTCATCATCACCATTGTAAGTTACAGTAAAATCTCCTGGAATCAATCCAGTTACTACATCCCCACCTATCTTTAGTCGTTCCGTAATATCCCTATTTGGGTAGTCAATCAGCCTAGCTCCTGGCTCTACATAAGGAATACCCAAAGGCCAGAATGTTTCTTTTACTCCATCCAAATTGGTAACTGTAAAGGGATTGGATAGGTAAAAAAGTAATGCTATTGCAGAGCTAACCAACGTTGTTCTCCAATTTTGCTACTCTATCAGTTAGATAAGTCACTTGATCCATTATAACAAGAAAAGTCAAAGAAGTTAGTGACATAAACCTTTTTACATCGTCCATAGTCAATTCTTTTTCTGGTGTTTGATCTATCAAGTTCTTATCCTTCAATAAATCATTTACCAACTTTTCAATGTTATCCATTGTCTCTCCTTTGTAAATTGTGATGGTGGGCACTAACTACAGGCTAGTGTTCTACGGCTAAATCCCTTCCCACCATCACAAAAAGTTAATGTGTAAGCGTAGCTACTATTAGTGTCAATATAGCTATTTGAATCATCATTACTCCTGCACTAATCTCTATCCGAGATTTTATTGACCGCAACTCAATAAGTAACTCTATCTGAAACTCTTTATTACTCATGATATCTATTCTCCCAACAGGGACAAGACGTACCTGAAAAATTACTCATTATTGATTTCACTACACTAGCAGGTTTTATTGTGATGTCATAAGAACAACTCCCTGTAGTTTCAATAGTCTCTGATTCCTTCCAGTATTTGCATGTACCACAGCATCTTTCAACCGGCTTTTTCTCTTCCCATGTAGGACATTTTTCTCCTGCCCTATAACTTATTCTATTCTTAGCTATTGCCGTTGGAAAATGGTTTTGAGCATAGAGACATACCCCATACCCAAATTCATTAACATCTCCATAATGTTTGCATATGCCACAGCATTTATTCATGATGTCTTTGTTGCCCTTATCCTCATAAAGAACCCACAAGTATCCCAACCAAGAATACAGGCCGCTACATTAGCCAACTTCTGAAAAATCCAATGATGATTCCTAAGCAGGTCATAACTATTTGGTGTAGCATCTATTGACCAAATATACATAGGCAACTTAGCAAACATCTTACGAATCTCTTTTACAGTATATGCTTGAGTACCATAACTTTCTACATGATTGCACAGTACCCATTTCAAGGACTTCCAAGGCTTTCCCCTAAGAAGAGCATACTTTATCCATCGGTAATACACTGAAAGAGAATGTCTATTATAAATCATCAACTTTAGCTCACCATTATATCTGAGTACTCGTACTAACTCAGATAAGGCTCTTTCCATATTAGGTGTGTGATGAATTACTCCCCATGAGTATACTAAGTCAAATAGATTATCACTATAAAGAAGATCCTCTACATTGCCCTGCTGCACATCCCAACAATTGAGATTATTAAAGTTATATATACTCAAACGTTTCTTTGTGTGGTCCACTGCTTCCCTGGTTAGATCAATTCCATTGGCTAGTGCCCCTGCTCTAACCCATTGTAAAAAATCAGTGCCAGCACCTACACCTACTTCAAGTATTAACTTTCCATGATATCTTGTGAACTGAGCAAAAGAATGAATTTCAGGTTCTGTAGAATATCGATAGTCTTCTATCCTCTCAAAATATTCCTTTGTATACTTCTGACATGTGGTTATGTCTGTACCACACACATGTCTATCCCAATAATCCTGAACTACTTTTACTGTATGTTCCATTTTTATCCCTATGCTATCAATGAGGTTGCAAATACCCATTCTTCACCATTGTAAATCTTAACTACATTTGACCCTACCCATATAGACCTATCATCTGCTCTTTTCAACAAGTCATTAAACTTACTCAGTGGCAACTTAAACTTGATTAGTTCCCCATTGTATTCACAGTCATACTTTTGACTGAATTGCCCACCATACCATCTCATGTTAAACATCGCCATGCCACTACCTATAGCTATTATAACCGTGTCATCACCTTTTAAGCCATATTTCTTTGCAGCAGTGACTACCTTACCCGCTTCCTCTGGCAACTCAATCTCAACTCCCTCAGAGTTAAGTATCTTATCCAGACTTGGGTACTTACCACTAATCCGTCTTATCTGAGATTTTACATCCACCAATGAAGTTTTACTATCATGATGTTCAAAAACAATCCATTCATTTGTTAAACCTATAGTATCCATCTGATGGACCATAGTGCTGAATTGCTTTGCCTTAACTAGAATATCTTCTTCCCAACTCCAAGGAAGATCCCTTACTCTTATTAACTGGGAATTATTACAAGTCTCCATATATTCTGATGTAATATGAAGACATTGAAGCAATGGGTAGCTAGAATCTTTTCCTACACAGGAACAAGCTATCTCTACATCGTTTACAATAAATTCAACACATGTGGGCATGTGTATTCCATCAAAAGATATTATCTCTGTAATAGTTGAAATCATGTCTTCAGGGTAAACTACCTTCAACTTGGATTTATGTCCACCACTTTTTATCGAGATTACAGATCCATCAAAGTCCATGCCAGCATTATCAGAGCAAGTTTCTATTGCTGCTGCAAATGCCTGATACTCAACAGCAACTCGTTCCCATTTCCACCAGTCAATAGGAACTTCCACAACAAAGTCCATACTAGAGATAAACATCTTACCATTATCTAGGAATAGACTTTTATTAAGTAGGGCATACCCAGCATCGGAGTAAGGTTTAAGATATCCTAATTGAGTTTTGATTAGTTCAATATTAAGCATTTGTATTAGCTCCACTAGATTTTGGAATATCTTTCATATTGCTTTTTTGTATATTAACTCTACCAGTTAATACCTTTGTAATTTTCATGTTAAGCATCAAGTCTATCCTCTAGTTGTCTTAAAGCTCTATAAATATCTTGCTTTTCTTTTGCTCTCAATCCCCACCAATATTTCCCTCTTGTGTTTCTTCTTACACTTTGAATTACTTTCCTAATTGTCTTCTCAAATGTACCTAAACTTGAATAGGGATTAATACCAGTACCTACTCTTTTTTCAATTAAATACAACTTTTCATACTTTTCTTTTTTGAAATTCCAGCAATTTACTTTGGATAGTTCAAGTCTTATATTATTTGAATGACCTGAAGCAATAAACTCTTTCATTTACCATACCCTTGATAAAAAGCACTTATGTACTTTTGGTTGTGGCTTTGTTAACTTACTAAGTTGGTTTCTTACCTCTTTAATACACTGTTTAATTTTCTTTTTTTCTAAGTCAGTTAGAGATTTTACTGGCTTTATCCATTTCTCTAAAGTTGACAATGATTCTTCTGCCGTATCCCCATATGACCTTATTGTATACCCCATTGTGTCTTCTTGTCTGTTCTTACATGTATTAGGTCTGTCATAATCTACAATACAAGTGTATGTATGTCCATTATAATAACATTCTAAATAAACATTTGCTTTATTAGCATTTAGAACAAAGTTATACTTTGCCATTACTTTTCATCTCCATCATCTACATTTGACACTAAATCCAAAGTTTTCCCACAGTGCTTACACTTTACTATCTGACTCATCATAAAAAGCATGGTAAGAAAGTCCCTAGCTTGTTGAGCCGTTGCCAATACATTATAGTCTATACCACGGCGATTTGACATGGCTGTAGCATGTTTAATAAATTCCCTGAAGGGAATCACTTCAGGACATCCCATCTGCACCCATGTCTCAACGTAGTTCATAATTCGTTTATGTCTTTTCAAATTGATACAAGCACTTCCACGTAAATAATGGTACTTTCTGAAATCAGGGAAATTTTTGACCCAATCCTCAGGAACGTCTAGATCTAATTCAACTAACATCTGTACTATATTAGGATGCAATCCCCTATAGGGTTTCGTGAAATCCTGGTATGGATTAAAGTCAGAATGCTTGAGTTTCTTACACATTCTTTCTATGGAATCAAATTGCTGTCCTTTGGTTCCTTCATCTTCTAAAGAATGAGTAAGTTGTTTCCCTTTCAAGAGAAAAGTGAGAGCCTTCCGAATCTTGAATAGATCCTTACGAAGAATATGATGGACATTTCCCTGACCTCTAGGCATTTATATTCACTTTGACAAATATCTATGTGGAAACATTATTTTCTGACAATCCTGTACTACTTTATTTGTTCCTTTTGCTTCTTTTAGAAATCCTGCTAGAAATAAATATTCCGCTATTCCTTCAAAGTCTTCTTTTGTAAAAAATTCTTTTTTACTTTTCATTTCATTCCTCCTACATTGAAATAATACAAGGACAAGCTATTGATAAATTTCCAGCACAGTATAAACAATCATCACTTGAATAATCTTTTAGCCGTAATGCCGTCCAATTCAATCTCATTATTCCTTCTTTCTTTTCTTCTGGTGTTTGATTCAAAGCAAACATGCCTGAGACATGAGCATTCTTTCTATTGTCCTCAGAAAAATTACTCATATCTTGGGTCTGTTGTTTGTATGAAGCAGCATTAGCTTGTGTTGCTATTACCACAAGGCTATTCGTTTCCTGAGCCATTCTCATTAGTTTCTTCCAAGTATCGTTTACTAGATCCCGCCTATCTCTGCTAACCCCTGGCATGTCCAAAATATCAGCATAATCAATAAGTATGACATCAGGAACAAAAGGAGTTTTTTGACTCTCCCAACTTACTAACCAACTTCGTATATTATCAACACTCAGACTTGACGTGGGATGAGAAGACAGCATAAAGCGTTTATGACTATCAGCATAGTCCAACATAAAGTTATAATATGCCTCATGTTTCTCCTCTCTAGATAGAATATACTTAATTGGAAGTTCCTTGCTGCTTATTCTAGGAAGTATCTTACCTTGTTTACTTTTAACAATATTTATATCAGTAGGAATTCTAACTGTACACCCTTTCTTGCCATTCATGGGAATTTTTGTAATCCTACTAACTAATCTAGCTCTAATCTGGTCTTTACTCATATCCCCTGCATCAAAGTAAGCTACAGTTCTTCCTTGCATAAGAGCCTTGTAAGCAAACTCCAATAGCCAAAAGCTCTTGCCACGTTTAGCAGGAGCTTGAATTCCTATTAGAGCTTTCCTAACTAAAGTATTTTCAAAGAACTCACCTAACTTTCCCTTAAATGTAATCATGTCCTCATTAGCTCCTTTGTCTGGAATAAAGTCCTCAAGTGTAGGTTGAACATTTCTAATCCCATCTTTGACTATTTGTATTTCTTTGAAGTCATGAAGTAGTTCAATACTTCTTTTTACATCATTGGTAGTTAGTGCACTTTCTAAATTATCTGATAGATCTCGTAACGCCAGGAAGTTAAATCTTTCAGAAGTCTGTTCTATCAAAAAGGACAAATTAATATTGGGATGTTCATTATCTTCCTTTTGGATAGTTTCCAACACAGTAGATACTATATCTTTTAGATCTTCATCTTTTGTCTTTTCACACCATTGGTTAAACTTGGTTTGAATATCTTTCTTTGGAGCATCTTGATGTTTCTTGTAGTATGACATACACCACTTAGCAATAAGTCTTGCTTCTCTTGAGTTAAATGGGAACTCACTGATATGCTGAATAGTTCCAAGAAATTCTTTACTCTGAATCATTCCATGTAATATCAGTATGTCCGTGTTTAATTGCTTGTGTCCCGAAATCCCATTAACCCTATATCGGGGTGTGTTATGTCCAACTCCCATGATGATGTAATCTCCTGAATGTAACTTCTAAATAATTTACCTGATGGGGGTTCAAAGGATGCTTGACTAGCACGTGTTAGCTTCTCTGATGTTTCTCGTATGTAATCACCATAACTATCTGCTAAAGAATCTATACTGATTCTGCTATGCCATCTCTTAGCAAGACAGATACCAGTACAACCACCATCAGGATCTCTCAATTCTGTATCTACATAGGGAAGTAATTCCATACAGACTGAGCAATACCATTTGGAAAGTTTATTGCATAGAGATTTTTTATCAGTGATATTAAGTGGAAGTGACCCTATGTACTCTTCCACCTTGGAAGAGTACTTAATCTCATCCTCATCAAGTGGAGTATCCATCCAAGGAAAAGGATTACTACTCTGTTTGTTCCCGACGCGGGTAACTGCATCCCTTAGCTTTTGAATTTTCTCACCAAACTCTTTTGCTGTTCTTATTTTGGGAATATACATGTCAAAGGTCTTATTGAGTTTATACCACTCAATTAATTGCTCACATTCATTTTTATCAATTTTATCACTTTGAATGATATTGTTAAAAGATTTGGGCCAAACTGTTAAATATCTTTCTGGCAGGGATTTACTATTCTCTTCTGGAAAGGAAATAGCTTCAGCTAATTTCTTGGCAAGATACAGTGAGTCCTTATGAAGTACCTTCTTCTTCTCTTGAGCAACATTAACCAGCGTAGACTGAGAATGTTTACCAACAGATTTTTTGGCAGTACTTACTTTTGATTTGACAACCATAGGAGCATATTTTCTCTTAGGTGCGTTAGCACTCTCCGAGCTATTTATTTGGAGATTATTACCATTACTATCTACCACAAAATTTTGTGGTTCCATATATATATCTAGACTATTATCTAATACTATATCTAAAGGGTCTGTCCCCGAATTGATAAGTTGTTTAATACTAGGTACTTCTGAATTAAATTTTGGATTTAAGTCCCCTCTGTGTGAGGGGTAAGTCCCCTCTGTGTGAGGGGTACTCCCCTCTGTGTGAGGGGACTTACTTTTTTTAGTCCCCTCTGTGTGAGGGTTTGGTCCAATATTTTGTGCTTGTAAAATTCGTTTTATTTCATCTAGAGAAGGGGTTATCACTATTCTAGTACACCATCTTCTTCCTCTTACATTTGAAATCTTAACTAAATTCATCTTTACAAGTTTTTGTGTAGATCTTTCTACTGAAGCATGACTTATACCAGAGTTTTTAGCTACCCATTCTATTGATGCTGGATATGGGGCATCTGGACCTGTATTTCTCCAAATATAATGATTAAGTACTAAAGCATCATAAATACTGAGTGCTTTTGACTTGAATAGAAATAAGTAGCATTTACAGAAAAGTTCCACATCTTTATTCATCATTCACCATAAAAATTGATAACCCCCGTGGTGCTATGAAAATCCAGAACACAGACAGGAGTTTCCCACAGGGGTTATCAAAAGTTAGGTAACTATGTGTTCTTAATATTTTCATAGCAGAATCAGTATAACCCCCGGAAAGTGGTTTGTCAATACTGAAAACTTATTCAGTAGATACACCTGCTTGATTTTGCTTTTTCATTCTAGGAAAGTGTAGTGTATTTGGGTTCATTTCATTTTTGGCATGTGTATCTATCATTTGGTCCGTAGGGGTAAAGTGACATACAATATCTTTAGGAACTGGAAGTTCTTCAGCATAACTGTATTCTTGTTTAGAAGTATTACTGTGTGTTACTACAGAAGACCATTCCCCACCTTTTACATTATTATTATGTAGTTTACAGGCACCAAAAAGATGTGCTTTACCAGAGATTAAACAATCACCTGTTACTTCAGAAGTACCACCAATAGTGCAATAATTTATAATAAAAATATTTCCAGATACTCTTGCATTTCCCATAATATCTGAACATTTATTCAGTGATACATTTCCAAGTACTTCAGTATGTCCAGATATTGTAGAATCTTCTGAGACAAAAACTGTATCTTCTACAATAGCTGTATTTTCAACCCAACCACCACCATTAGGGTGAATGTGCCAAGTATCTTTATTGGCATTAGGATGTAGTTTCTGGAGTTCTTTTAGATTCAATTACTTTCTCCCTAAATATCTGCTACAGATTTAAGAATATCAGGATGTTCTCCACACCAGTCATAATCTAGTGTTCTGGTATTATCCTTAGAAGATAATCCTGGTGAGTGTCGTTGACAAACTCCAAATGTATTCCTTATGTGATTATCACTTTTCCAATAAGGACAATTATAACATCTTGCATCAGTATTTCTTACTATCATTTCTAATCTCCCCTTTTGTGCATTGGAATATTTTTATTACATCACACTTGTCAAATAACCATTTCTTTTGAACCATCTTTTAGCATAATCTTTATTTACAACCATTGCAGTAAAAGACCTAATCTCTCTTTCAATTTTTATCATTTTCACTAAATAGAATATGTCATCATGGGTTAAAAGTAGCATATCTTCATAGTCATAATTCTTGTCAATACTACACCATGAATGTTTACATATTAGATTAAAGTATTCCATTTACTTTCTCCCTAATTTCTTTCATGAGACAAAATGCTTCTTCATTGGATAATTCACCAGGATCTTTGGTATCTACTAGATCAATTTCCAGTACTTTTACTCCCATGAGTCTGAGTACTGAACAAAGTTTCAGTTGTTCCTTCTTACCGGCTGAATCATTGTCATAAAGTAAAACTACAGTACTATATCTTGCCATTCTCCTTACTTGAGCTAGACTGTAGTTTACCCCATATGTCGCTACAGCAGGACTACCAAGTCGCCAAACGTCTGTAGGACCTTCACAGACAATTATATAGGGGCTAGTCCTTCCTACTGCCCACTCTCCATACAGGGTAGATTTAATTGGCATTATTTCATTATCTGGTTTTGCATTAAGATACTTTGGTTGAATATCACCAATTGCACGACAGGTATAAGATACATGACTATGCAGGTCATCTTTGTGATATATAGGAATGTAAATTCTATGTGGGGTATCTCCTATATGGCTAGTGGACTGAATTCCCCAAAGATGATGCATGTGGTATGGGTCAAATCCTCTGGATTCCAGATAGGTACATGTAGTTGATGTAAGTGTGTTAGCAAAATGTGGTGGAAAGCAATACTGCTTTATTCCTATAGATTCTGATAAACCAGAATCTACTCTTTTATCTAGATGATATTCAGTAAGTAGCTTTCCTGGATATTCACCAGTAAGAGTAGCAAGGAGATTCCAGAAAGTATGTTTACCACATCGCCAACAATTAGCTACTTTCCAATCTTCTTGAATACCTAAATGCCATCCAGACTTAGGAGAACAGTAAGGACAGTGAATTTGAATCCATCCTTGTCTACAATGGTGATGTCCTTCTGTTTTGTACTCTATGTGGTAATCATCTAGAAAGGATTGTAGAGACATTATTTATAGCCTAATACATTAGTACTAATAATATCACTATAACTTGTTACTTGTTTCTTCAATTTTGTTATTTGTCCTTTGAGACTGGCTTTTTGTTTCTTCAGTTCTTTTATCTCTGCCTGTAATTCTACTTCTACTCTAAGACTTTGACTGAGTAATCCCTCGTATTCTAGAACTTTATTATGAAAGTATGCAGCTTCTTTCTTATACTTAGTGATTTCTGCTTCAATTAGACTATCAACATATGTTCTCATTTTATTTTTCACTCCAAGATAAAGTAGTCTCTTTCCAGAAAGCACTGTGGCAGGGACAATCCTTACCATAGTTATATTTCATATCATCCCTATCAGTACTATCAGCAGATATGGGAAAAGGACAAGTACAATCACCAAAATATGGATCGTATGGGTACTCTTCCCACCATTTACAATTTCCACAACATCTCTTTTCACCCATTTTCTTGTTCCTTTGTTATATAACAGGGACATTCTTTACCATCATCTGGACATACATATGCTAAGTCATCTGTATATGTAAGCCATTCTGGAAGAGGACAATTACAATCTATGTCATTATATCCTGGAATTTTCAGACCAGACCATTTACAATTATTACAGCATTGTTCCTTATCCATTTTCTCTATCCTTTACTATATAACAGGGACATTCTTTACCTTCTTTGTTCCTTATTCTAAATGATAGTTCTTCCATGTAGAATGCTTCTGGAATGGGATGTTTGCAATCACCATAATCAGTAGTATTAAATGCTTCCCAAAAGATACAAGTACCACAGCATTGTTCATTATTATTCATTTTCTTGTTCCTTTGCTATGTAACAGGAACATTCTTTACCATCATCTGGACATACATATGCTAAGTCATCTGTGTATGTAAGCCATTCTGGAAGAGGACAATCACAATCCATGTTATTATGTTCTGGAAATCTTAGACCAGACCACTTACAATTATTACAGCATTGTTCCTTATCCATTTTCTCTATCCTTTTTGTTTGCTTCTAGCCAAAGGTTAATCATCTTAGAGACTTTAGGTGCAAGCATAGCACTCATCTTAATCCCATTATCAATACAGGCTATTCTGAATTCTCTCATCAATTCCCTATCAATCAGAATTGAAAGGATGACCTTTGAATCGTCTTTTAGTGCCATTTACTTCTCCTTGTTCTGGAATACAGATTGTGTATTTCTTTTCTTTGACATCTCTTTTTGTTCGGTATAGAAAACCAGGTTCACCCAACCATCCATAGATCCTAAACTGACAGAAACAGTATGGATCATTGCAGATTGATTTCATGGCATTGTGGATAACACATTGTCTTACTTTATTGGGTATCAATGTTTTAATGAGTACATAGACATCATGTTTCTCATTGTGTATATAGAATTTCCAACAGTTCTGCATGGGTTACATTGGCATATAGATATATGCCCATATTTCAGGATCTTCATCAAACCAGTTATCCCTACTAAAATACCAATGTTTTACATTATCATGGTGATGATTTAGACTTTCTCGATATTGAATTACCATAGGAAGTCTACGATGTATGGCTAAAATGAAAGTGCCATCTTTAGGTGGTGTTTTAGTTGTGTGCCAAGTTCCTGCTGCTGTGTATTCTATCATTCTCTACTCTCCCTTAGTCCTTACCCTATCCATTATAGCTGTTTGCTCTCTGTTTTGCCCTAGCAAGTAGCTCCGAAATTACATCGTAGTCATTTACTTCTTGCCCATCGGTAGCCATTGTAACCACTTTTCGTTTACTGTCAAGGACTTCTACTAACTGTTCATCAATAGTATCTACACCAATTAAATAGTATGCAGAGATACTATCACTGGTTTGGGTTAGTCTATCTACTCTTGATTCGGCTTGATCATGTGCTCCTGGTGTCCATGCAAATTCAATAAAGCATGTTGTATCTGCTGCTGTAAGGTTAATTCCTTGTCCTGCTGCCTGTATGTTGCCTACGAATACTCTTGTCTCAAGGTTGTTTTGGAAGCTATCAACGGCTTCCTGTCTATCCTTCTGACTAGTCTCACCAGTCAGTACTACTGTCTTATACTTCAGTTTGGTTAGTTCACTTATTACAGCATTGATTATCTCATGATGATACCCAAATACAATCAGTTTCTTTCCAGTAGTTTCTAGATAATCATCAATCCATTCAATCATCCCTTCCATTTTGCCCACTGCTGACAATCTCTTTAGATGACTAATCTGAGAGATGACCTCAGCTTTTTCAACTTTCTCTACTTTATCCTTCCCAAACTTAGATCTAACCCATTGTAGAAAGTTGTTTTCTGCTTGTTGGTATTCCCTTTTGTTACTGATACTTATTGGAATGACAATTCTTTGTTTCTTTGGAAGTTCAGGAAGGACATCTTCTTTCTTTCTTCGAATCATGAACTTGGATAGTTGTAGATTCAATTCAGAAAGATTAGTTGCTCCTGAGAAATTCCAACCAAATCTACTTTGTGTCCCACCACAGTATCTAACACCAAATCGAAATCTATTATTGAAGTTAGTTGGATCTAGAATATTAGCTACCGTGAATATTTCAATTGGTCTGGAAATAATTGGTGTGCCAGTCAGAAATATTTTGTGTTTGGCACAATCTAATATCTTCTTTGTGGCTTTATATCGCTTAGTTGTACTGGACTTCAGATAGTGAGATTCATCACATATCACACAATCAGGTTGTTGACATAATATCCAATGTCCCCAAGGAGAAAGAGGATCTGAATTCTTTCCTCTAGTAATCAGTAGATCATAATTGATTACTAAAGTGTCACCAGGAGACATTTTGGATTGATTCAGAATACTATTTTCTGCAACTACAATATTCATTCCTGCATGTTGCTTAAACTCTCTCTGCCAGTTTATCTTAAGACTAGCAGGACATATCACTATTGTTTTCATAGGAGGCTGAAGAGCAATCCAAGCTATTGCTTGCCAGGATTTTCCAAGTCCCATTTCATCAGCAATTAGAGCTTTACCATTCTGTTGATTCAGGAAGATAACACCTTCTTCTTGGTAGTGTCTTCCTGTTGTCCTCATTTTGTCCTGAAGCTGCTTCTTAACTAGATAAGGATCTACTTTATTAGGGTCTTCCTGTTTTGGTACATTAATAGACTGAGGCAGGAATCCCCATTCCTTTAGTATTTGTGTGGTAAAAGCATTTTCAGGAACTCGCCATTGTTTGGTTTTAGGTTCCCATTTTCGTGAGGGTAAATGTTGAAACTTAGAGACAATATCAGTGTCATAATCAAATGAACACCAATACTCTCCTGAATACAGGATAGCCTGTTTATTCATTTATTGCTATTCCAAGTTCTTCCAAATGTACGTAGATTTGATTTAGCATAGCAAAAGGAAACCCTAACTCTAAAACTACTCTTTCAAGAAGAAATTTTGGGGGGCATCCCTTTCTCTTATAATCATACTTTTTGACCCAATATGTGTCTGGATCGTTATAAGAAGAACTCCCACAAGCTCGAAATTCTCCATCTTCTTTTTCTAGGGATAGATCCATTATGTTGTGATCAACTCGTCTTTGAACCATTGTAATAATCATTTTCTATTCTCCTAATACTTTTCTTTGTCCAAGGCTTTTTCCACAATATCAAATAGTTCAGATATGGTAAAGTCACTGACTATTTCTATAATATTTTCTGGAATGTTAATGGTTAACTCTGAAAGGGCTAAATATGGGTTATAATCAACACAGTGAACTTCTTCCACTGTTTCTAAACGCCCTGTTTTTCCTATTTGTCTAAGACAAAGGATAGCTTCGTATTCTGTAAGTCCTGGATTACTTGACCCTATGGAAATTTCTATCAATTTTGACATTTCTTTGTTTGCTTTAGCTCTTCTAATGATATACATTTCCCTATTCCCCTCCTTTTAGTAATTAAATTCCTCTGCTTCTTCTCTTGTGAGAAAGAAGTGAATGCCATGGGAACATTCGGTACGAATGTCATCATCATATTTGTCTGGTTTCACGATTGAACCAACAGTATATTTAGTACTATTGACATACAAAGATTCCCCTTCACCTTCCAGCACTTGCACAAATTCTGCTCTGCATTTCCGTCCTACTAGAGACGCGGTGCGTTTTGCAGTAGCCGGGATTAGCAGTTTAGCTATTGTGTTATTAGAGAGTTTCTTAAATACTGTTAACTCTCCTTCTTGGGGAATTTGGAAATAAGGAAGTTTTGCTCCCTGCAAATCTGCTCCCTGCAAATATGCTCCCTGCAAATCTGCTCCCTGCAAATCTGCTCTCTGCAAATTCCATTTATTCTTTACTACTAAATCAAGGAATGTTCCTTCATCTGACTCATC